TACACACGCTTGGCCTGAGTCTGGCTGATGGTGCTGCTCAGCTGATTCATGTTGTTGATCTTGCGCGCGCCGTCGTATTCAAAACTCAGAATCTCAAAACTCATGCGGGGCAGAGTAACTTCTTTCTGCATCTTGTCGGCATCGGGCATGGCCTGTATGCGAGCCAGCATGCGATCTCGGGCAGCATAGGCCAGGGGCACTCTCAGAGTCTGCACCACCTGATTGCTGGAATTCTTTCTGCGCACATACAGGTTGTTGAACATCACGCCAAAGGCTATGACAGCTCGGCGAGTGATTCCATGATAGAAGGTTTTATGATCAAACATTATCGGGTTGCAACCTCACCAAAAGGATTGATTTCTGAAAAGTCCAGTATGTCGGCAATGGCCAGTGTATTGAACACGTCGTTGGTGCTCTGTGGATCCTGAGTCTTAAGATCAAATCCTTCGTAGAGCAGCTGTCCTGTGTCCTCATCCAGATACGTGGAACTGTCCAGCAGCAGTGCACTGCCGTCTTCCAGCAGTATGCCAAAACTCTGCAGGTCCAGACTGCTGTCGGCTTCGATCTGGTCGACTTCGTCGATGCCAGTGTTGAATTGTTCTGAGCTGTACTGGAATAGTTCACACTGCAGTTTGTAGACATGAAGCTTGCCCAGCTGATAGAAAGGATTGTGAGTGTCAACTTTCTTGACCTCAAAATAGCTGTGGGTCAGGGGCATGTATAAAATGTCGCCTTCGGCCGGACGGTTGGGCAACTGTATCATGCCCGTGCGATCCTTGGCCACTACATCGCTCCAGCGACTGCGCGAAATTAAAAATGTGGCGGTGTCGCGAATTTCCAGACCAAATTTACTCATGAGCTCGCCATCGCCGCCGTAGCCATCGACATTTTCCAGATAGGCTTCTATGGGTATGGCATTTTCGTAGTGCTTGGTGGGATCTTCCAGAAACACTTCGTCGCGATTGCCTGTGCTGGCCGGCAGGTAGTAGACATCAAAACCATAGATCTTGATTGACTCAATGATCAGGCTTTCCACCAGACGTTGTTCGCCGGTGCGGCCTCCAGGTATTCCACTTTGAAAGTAGAAATTGGTGCTCATGGTTTATCCTACCTGGAACATGGGAGGTTCTACATAGGTGCTCTGCGCTTCGTTTTCTAGATTGTCAATCTCGGCCATGGCTTCGTCCCAGATTTTCTGACCATTGAGCGTGACACCACCGGGCATCTGAATGCCTTCGAATTTTTTAAGGTTCTCGCCCCACTGGCGCTTGATCAGCGCCGTGGCATAGCGTTTGAGGAAACGATCATTGTAGACATCGGTCCAGCTATCCGGGTCCAGAATTCTGTAGCATTCCAGCATGATGTATTCGCCGGTCTGAATATCCGTGCCCCACATCATGTCTATGTAGAGACGATTCATGTGGCGCTGGAAATGGAAACTCTTGCTGCCCACCAGCAGTTGATCGATCAGACCCAGCTGTTGTTTGACCTGCTGATAGTAGATGAGACTGGTGCTGAGTAAATCAAACATGTCATTGAGACGCAGCTGATAGCGTATGTCCCACATATAGCTCTGCCCCGAGCTGACATTGCTGAAGGGCAGGACTCTGACCACACCAATGACAGCGTCGGTGATGGGAACATACTGCAGGTCCACCACGCCTAGGGTAAAGGTGCTGACCACAGAACTCAGGCCGGATCGTTCACTGACCACGGTTTCGCCGGGCAGGAATGTTCCTGAAGTGCCCTGCACTAAAATACTGGTGCCCGCGGAATAGGTTTCGAATTCATGAGTCACGACGGCCGTGGCATTGGAACTCAGGCCCGTGATCTTTTCGCCCACGCTGAGAACCACCGTGCTGGTGTTTACTGCCGTGGTGAGATTGATGACACTGGCCGTCATCTTCTGCTTGAGATAGATGCGCTCCACTCCATCATAGTGATAGTCCTGATAGTATTGAAGCGCATCGTCGATGCGATCGCTGAGCTGATCGTCGTCTACGTTGATTTCGGTGACAGGATGGCCCAGCTTGCGCAGGCAATAATCGATAAGACCTTGTCGGGTGCTTGGCTGAGCCATGGTGTCTCCTTAAGCCTGGGCTTCTGTCCAGCTGATACGCATACCTCGGAGAACCACGGTGCCCGAGGATACATTGGTGGCCACCAGAGTCAGCACATCTGGCCCATTGGGATAGCCTGGAGTATATGTACTGCCTTCGCCGCCTATGGCACTGTTGCCCAGATCTCGAACATCTTTGAGGTCATAGTTAATAACCCCGGAGTCAACATAGAAGCTGAAGATCTGTTCGCCGCCCACCAGTGTGGTCTGACTGGTTGCATGGTCAATGAGCTGAGCCAGACTGTTGGAACCAATCACACTCTGAATCGAGGTCGTGGCCCAGTCTGTGGGCAGGGTTGGTACTGTGGCTCCGGCAAATCTAGATGGATTTAGGTACCCTGAAATAACCAAGGGTCCAGTGGCATTGGTGTCGATGTTCAGCAACTTCAACTGCATGCGGTTAACAATTTCACGAGCTCCAAAGGCTCCGGTGAGACTGTTGTCGGCGCTGGGTGCCAGTCGAACACTGAGCACCGCAACGCTGGTGTTGCTGCTTATGTTGAAGGTTCGAGTCTTGGGATAGCTAAAGAAGATGGACTTGTCGTCATCAAAACCACCGTCCATGATCACGCTGGTACCCCAGTGACTTACCACGGGCGCCAGATTGGCACCCACATAGGTTACAATGGGCACTGAACTGGCTCCGGCACTGCCGCCGTTGAATTCATGTGGAATAAAGGTCAGGTTGCTGGTGGATCCGCCAAGTTGTCGGCGGCTCAGACTTCCCAGAGTAAATGCCGTGGCTCCCAGACTTGTGTTGGCTGTCTTGGTGCTGTAGGTCATGTATTCCAGGTTGTTGCCCTGTTCAATGGCAATCTGGCCAGAGTCTGGCCAGTAGGTTCCATTGTCAATGACCATCTGGCCATCGGAGCTGGCCAGGTTTACACCTCGGGTAGCAGCATTGCCTGAAATTAAACGACCATAGGGACCAACGTTGTTGACCTCGTAGCGGGCCGGCAAGTTACCGGATCTCATGTAGGCTGCAAAATTACGGTTCGCATTGACAATTCTATGACAGTAGACCACATTGCCATTGACATCTCGCATGCCATAACGTATGGTACCTGCACCATACCAGGTGTAGTCCAGGTAAATCATCTGCATCTTGGTGAGATCCAGCAGGGTTCCGCTGGGACCAGCACCGTCGAATCTGTCCATGTTCCACTGACTCTGTGGCACTCTGAAGTTTTGAGTGATGTTGAAGCGAATGCCGGTAACCGATGGTCCACGATACTTGGGGCTGATCTGGAAACCAACATCGCTGTCCACGGTCTGCACCATATAGCTGGAGCCGCGAATCACAACATAGTCTCCGGGGCTGATCTGTTTACCAAACTTGGTGGTGGTGCCGGTGACAAAGGTCTGGCCATTGGTGACCTGAATGGTGCCCATGCCTTCTTTGATGCTGTCCCGACGCACTGCAAACAATGTCGTGCCATCGTATTCGAAGAAGAATCCGTTCTGGAAGTCAAACATGCCTACACGTATGACCGATGAACTAAAGTTCAGCACCGTGGCAAAAGGCTGACCGCCGGGTGAGGTGTCGGTGTTGCTGGTGGTGAAATAATTAAAGGTGCGGGCCACAGAGTTGATGCTCTGCACAACAAAGTTGCCATTGTAGAAGTTGGTGGTGCCTGCATTGGTTTCAACGCCGCTGATGGCCACGGTAACACCGGTGCTGAAAGTCAGGGGCTGCTGAATACTGCAGGTAACACTGGTGCCGGCCTGTGTAATTGAATTGATGTCCAGGCTAGGCGTAAATTTTGTACCCGACGACATCTGCACGCCCTTGCCGCTCTGATAGCGGAAATAACGTCGTGTCTGACGAATCGCGGCAATGCCTTCCTGGTTGGCATTGGTGGTGACCAACACACCGCCGTCGCTGCTGCGATGCTGGAATATGGCCTCGGGATTGACATAGATGCCGCCAAGCCCGCCCGAGGGGGTGGTTGTACCTGTGCTGGTGTTAAAGGTGACCACACGGAAGGTATAGGGAGTTGGCACATCGTAGACCTGCCAGCTGCCATTGGTGGTGGTGGTTGTACCACTCTGAATCAGCACGGGTGATCCGCGCAGCAGTCCATGCACACCGTTGGTGGTGATGGTCAGTACACTGCCCGTGGTTACAGCATTGTTGGCAGCGGCATTGTCCGATGTAATTGTAGTTACGTTGAGGTTGGAACTTTGATTTCCGCTGTCGTAGCGAGTAGCCGCCACCACAGTGGTGTTGGGTAGGCTAATGGTGCCTGTGACCTGGCCCTTGGCAATGTAGGTAAACTGCGTGGTGCTGGGCACGGTCTGCACAAAGAAGGTGCCTTCTGAACTCGAGCTACTGGTGTTGCTGACTGTGACCAGCTCACCAATGACCACACCATGCGGGCTTGCCGTGTTTACTGTGATCAGGCTTCGTCCAGCTTCGTTGCCGCCGGTGATGCTGCTGATGTTCAGACTGTTGGCGCCGCTCTTGTAGAAGTAGCTGGCCACGTTCTGCACCATGGCAATGCTTTCCCACTTAATACCCTGAGTGCCGTATTCAAAGTCGGTGTCAATCAGGGACTGGGGTGCAGCTACTCTGAGCTTGTTGGTGGGATCCTGCACTACTTCGCTGAAGTCAATTTTGGTGCTTTCTTCGTCTTCCATGATCATGATGGAATCCGCGGCATTCATGGCCGTGGTGTTGAAGCTCAGGGTAAACTGAGTACCGGTGCTGCTGTATGGGCAGACATAGCTGGCCAGGGTTAGATCTGGATCGCTGAAGTTGTAGAGCACCGTGTTGCTGCTGACATTCACCACCAGCAGTAACTGATTCTTGGGAATGATACGATTGGGAATCGTAATGGTGTTGGTGCTGGGACTGAATGTGTAGTAGTCTGGTAGGACTCTTTTTGCCATGGTTTAATCTCCAAATACTATAGTGTTGGCCGCCAAGGGATAGCGACGTCGTTTTTGTCTGGTTGCTGATTTATTATTTATCCGTATTTCTGCAGTCTGCTGACGTTCAATGGGACGATAAAAAATAATTTTCGAACCCGATACTTTATAGGAAAGAGTGCGGTCCGCCGTGTAGTCAACTATCCATGGGCCCAGAGTAGTGGTCTGCGGTACTGCTGCATTGTAGAGACGACCTGCAATATTTACGGTAAAATCCTTGTTGTCCACATAGTCCATGCTTTCAGTAATGGGCAAAGTGCCTAACTTCAGAGTAAACACCTGTCGTTTATCGTTGAACAGACTTGAAATGTCGTTGAGTATGGTAACCGTGGCACCACTGCCGCCAGCAGAAATTGTCTGGGGAATCCAGGTGGATCCGTTCCAGACAATGGCCTGTCCAGTTGTGGGGCTTGCGCTGCTTAGAGGTTTCCCACGTAGACTAATGATCGTAGGACTGCTGGTGCTGCCTCCGATGTCTCCACCCAGCTGGATTTTTGTCTGATCCAGCTGGGAGAAATTGTCATCTACTTCAGCACTAGTAAGCGGCGAGCCCTTGGTGGTACGCAGTGTTAGCGTTGCCATGGAGCTGCCTCATATCCAATTAGGATACGGTGATAGTCCAGGTGATCTGCAGCGTGTCGTCGTTACCCTTGTTAACCGCGTTGAAGGTTGTACGGCAAAGCATGGTACCAGCCAAGGCCGCGGTCGAGCTGTTAAGAATAGCAGCTTCGGTGATGGCAGTGGTGTTGGATGTGATGGTACGCTGTGGATTGTTGACACCGAATGTGGCAACATAGGTAACAATACCGGTACTCTGCGTGGTACTCTGTACCTGAGCACGGCTATAGGCTGCGATATCGCCGGCTACGGCTACTTCGGTGCCCAGTGTGGTATCACTGACTGCCGCAGTTGTTGAACCAGTGCCAATGGCCATGTGTGTCATGCAGCTGGTGGCTGAGCTGGTGGTATAAACCGCGGTGGTGGCAGTAGCTGTACCGATGATTCGGGTAGCAATATAGTTCTTGCCGCTCTGCACAACTAGGTTAGGGATGTAGCGGCTGTCTTTGACTGCACCGTCGGGTCCATAGACCTTGATGTCCACGCTGCCACGAAGCTTGGCATTTTCGTTGTAATTGATCATTTTAGGATGCTCCTTTTAAGTAAATGAACGCTGGTCGCCGACATAGTCATCTTCAATGTAGTCTATGTCAACATAATTGGTCATGCGTATTTTTCCAATACTGGCTACGGTATTTATATTCCCGTATGGGTCAAGATCTCCGAAATTTTCTGGCAGGGCTTTTGCTGAATCTTTGACCAGAGCATCCACAGATTGCTGGACATCGTATTTCACCGAGCCTGTGCTCAGTATCGCCGGATCTGGTATGACCAGACTCTCGAACATCTGCCCGCTACCGTTATTTAGTCTGAAGGTGGTCACGGGGCTGAATACATCGCTGGTGATGGTCACGGAAGTCGATGATCCAGCACCGCCCAGCCCCGTGGTCTTGAAGACATCGAAACTAATGCGTTCCTGCCGATCGCCGCTTTGTCTTCTGATACCCCACTGCTGTCCCACAAACAAGCGGTCCGGGGCGTTTGCTGTGACCGTAACTCCGCTGACCACCGTGGTTGTTCCCGAACCCTGCTTGGCTGTCTTGTTAAAAAACTTGGCAGGGAACGGACTGAACGCACTGCTATCCAACATCACTGCTGGATCAAATCTGCTGAAACTATCCTGATCCAGCGTGGCTCGCTTGAACACAAAGAACTTGGTGTTCTCGGCCGTGGTCTGACGCTGGTCCAGTCCACTGCCCAGAGTGACGCTATCATCGTTGTCGGTCTTGCCTACCAGGAAGCTGGTGTTTTCCCAGAGGTCGTAGGCCGCGCGTTTTCCCAAGTTGCTGCCCACGGTTACAAAGTCGGTGTCGGCATCGCCAACCACTCTGTTTATTATGGCCGTGGCGGTGGTGGCAACATAGGGCTGCAGTCCATGCCCTCTGGTAATCTGAATTCCCCAGAGAGCAAAGTGGTTGCCACCATCGCCCTGATAGGCCGGAGTTCCGCCCAGGTTGCTGGGCGTATTGCTAAAGCCAAAATTCATAAAATTAGTGCTAGGCGTGCCAGTGGGGGTTACATGCATCCAGCAACGATACCAGCCCAGAGACGCACGTCCTACTGGATACATGCCCACGGCCTTGACAATGCTGGTGGTGGTGCCTGTGGTAAACGAATAGGTTCCGTTGCTGGGATGCGCATAGAAGCTTGGACATTCGCTGGCTGCAGCCAGTGGGGTATCACTCATCAACAGATAGCGATCACCGCTCAAAGATTTGAGATAGAAACTTATGGTGTAGGCATTGTTTGCCACCATGAAGTTTGTAGCCGTAATAGCAAATGAGTGCGCTGCGCTGAACCCATTGCCCTTGCCGTCGACGTCGTTGCTTTCTCCTAGGAATAATGACAGAGCCAGGGAACTAAATGGCGGTGTGTATGAGGCGCCCGATATGTTGATGTTGCTTTGCCCAGCTCCATTGGATAACCAGTCTTCACTGTAGGGCAGCAGGTTGCCCTGAACCTGCAGAGTACGAATACCCTGCTTGGCTGTCTGACTCAGGAACAGAGTGACAAGTTCTGCGTCGCCGCTTCGAGCGCGAGCCGGGAAAGTCTGGCTGGTCTGACCACTGCCTGCAGTAATCTGTTCACGTTTAAGTATGGTTGAACTATATTTTAGGCCGTCAAAGACTTCGGTAAGATCTAGGATTTCGCTTCTGTCACCAATCAACTTGGTGATGAAGAAGCGAACATTTTCCAGGGTGTTCTGACGCTGATCAAAGCCGCTGCCAATGGTGATCACATCGTTGACGCTACGCTGCGGTGCGCTAAGGATGCTAATAAAATCCAGAGCACCAACAAAGTCTGGTGCAGCTGCACCAAACAACGCAACCACGGAACTATTGACGCCATCGTTGTTGCCGGGTGCATCTGCAGTCTTGATTCTAATTGTAACAGCGCCCGAGGTTGTTCCAATCTTGGCTGACTTGCCAAAGAATCTAGCTGGATACGGACTAAAGGTGCCGATGTCCAGCACCGTGGCTGGATCCAGTCTGTCAAAGCTGCCAGTGTCCTGTACTGCGCGTTTCAGAATCAGCAAACTATCATTGTCGGATTGCGCCACAGCATCGGCTTTTACTGGGCTAGCAAAATAACTGAAGTTTTCCAGGACATCGCCACTCTTGCGCACACCAGTGCTGGTGGTGCCCACGGTTACCGCCGTGGCAGTAGTGTCGCCCTTGGTGGGACTAGGTATGGCTGTCTGAAAAAACTTGGCTGGGAACGGACTAAAAGTGCTGGTGTCCAGAGCTGGAGCAGTGTCACGTTTCAGTATGGTCGAACGGTAGTTTAATCCGTCGAAGATTTCGGTGAGGTCCAGGATGGGTGTAGTGTCGCCTATGAGCTTGCGTATAAAGAACCTGATGTTCTCTCTGGTGTTCTGGCGCTGGTCAAAGCCGCTGCCTATGGTGAGGTTGTCGCTGATGTCACGGCGCGGCACAGCGATCAAGGTAATAAAATCAATGACACCAAAGAAGTCAAGATCTGTGGTGGCTGTGGTGATGGCTACCGAAGTGCTGATGGCATTGTTGTTGCCAGTGGCGTCGCGAGTCTTGATACTGATGGTGGTGGCGGTGCCCAGCTGAGCCGACTTGGCAAAGAAGCGAGCGGGCAAGTAGTCCAGCATGCTGGCTGGATCCGCACCAACTGTGGCACGTTTTAGCACCAGGAACTTGGTGTTCTCTAGCGTGCTTTCTGTGCTTTGATAACGGAAGCCGGTGTCGCCGCCCACCAATACCCGCGCAGGAATTTCTGCATCGGCCAACTTGGCCGCTGTAAAGCGAACATTTTCCAGCGCATCGCCACTCTGGCGTATGCCAGCGCTGGTGGTGCCCATGGTAACAAAATTTGCACCAGTTACAGCGCCCATAATGCTGACACTGGTGGTGCTGACGGTGGCATCTCCCCCGTAGGCAAAGGTATTGTTGTTATAGGTTCCGCCAAAACCTCCGTTGGCAGTTAAACTAGCACCAGCATAGGTCAGGGTCGAAGATTGACCAGCAGTGCCGTTGGCGGCGCCAGAACCGCCCAAGCTAGCCGCACCATTGGAAATCACTATGGTGCCGGTATAATATCCGACATTGCTGGGCCAGCTAGCATAGGCAATGCTACCAGCGCCACCACCGCCACCCGCAGAGCTATCGTCAGTGGTTGCGCCCGCACCACTGCCACCGGCGCCAATTACCCAGGTACGTATCGACAGTGTATTGGCTGGTACTGAATAGTTGGTTCGGCCCGGAGTAGCTACCACGACAGCACTGCTGCCACTAGCTGTTACAAAATGCAGCACCGTAACGCCGCTACCGCCAGCGCCGCCAACGTGAGTTACAGTATAACCCGCGGCTCCGCCGCCGCCACCGCCCGGACTACCAGCGCCGCCGTCGCCGCCATAGTAGCCAGCACCGCCGCCACCACCGCCAATACCGCTGCCATTACCACCCTGTTTACCGTCGCTAGGGACGGCGAACGCATCGGCGCCGGCTCCACCCAGACCCAGGAAGGTGCCGGCCTGTACGAGAACCTGACTCAGTCCCTGAAAATCTGCGGCGTTGGCACCGTTGTCGCCCCAACTATTTCCCGATGAATTTTTAACTGCATTGGTGCCAACACCGCCACCGCCACCGCCGCCCTGATCGCCACCGCTGCCAGTGCTGCCGCCATAACCATTGTTGGTTGCACCAGTGACCGCGGCTGATGCTGCTGCGAGTCCACTGGGATCTAGTAGTTTGGTTACATAACGAGCCGGATACGGACTAAACTGACTGCCATCCAGAGCCGGTACAATTTCACGTTTAAGTATGGTTGAACTATATTTTAGGCCGTCAAAGACTTCGGTAAGGTCTAATATCGGTGTAGTATCGCCTATGAGCTTACCAATGAAGAACCGGATGTTTTCCAGGGTGGTCTGGCGCCGATCCAGTCCACTGCCTATGGTAACGGTGTCATTGACATAGCGAATTGGTACACTGATCAAAGTGATGAGGTCAATGACACCAAAGAAGTCAAGGTCTGTGGTGGCCGTAGTGATTGCCACGGAAGTACTGATGCCATCGTTGTTGCCGGCTGCATCGCGCGTTTTAATTCTAATGGTGGTGGCGGTGCCCAGCTGAGCCGACTTGGTGAACAAACGAGCCGGATATGGACTAAAAGTGCTGCTGTCCCGCGCCGTTGTGACCTCGGCGTCACGTTGACCAACCAAGAAACTAATATTTTCCAGCTGAGCCTGGCGCCGGTCAAAGCCACTGCCTGTGACAACCTGTGCTGGCACTAGATTGTCGGCTAGCTTGCCCACCAGATAGGACATGGTTTCGTCGATGTCGTTTCTGGCAGCAGTGCTGGCACCAACACGCTGCACATCTGTGGCAGCACCGGTGTTGGAATTGACAAGTATAGGAGTGCCCGTGGTGGCCACATAGTTCTGCAGGCGTTGACCTGGTGTGACCTGCGGTCCCCAGATAAACACGCCCGAACTGGTAACACCAACATAGCTCAACTGGGTTACACTGGTGACGGTGCCGTCAGTGGCCAGATATAGTCGCAGCATGGTGCCCTGACCTGCGGCCGTCATTCTTACCTGCGCCCAGCAACGATACCAGCCAAGTGCACCTACTGGGTACATGCCAGCGCTTACTACACGACTGCTGCTGGCTGTTCGTGTAATGGTGCCCAGACGTGGATTATAGTTAACTGCCTCGTTGGCTGCAATCAGATGGGGATCGGTCAACACCACCCATCGTGGATTGCCAACATTACCATCACGTACATAAAAACTTACGGTGTAGCTGCTGCCAGATGCAGGGAAGGCATTGGTAGTGGTTTCTACCCAGTGAGGGTTAGCTACTGTGAGATAGTTACCGGTTGGATTGCCTTTGCCGTCTTGTTCCGGTGTATACTGCACAGTTTCGTTGAACTGATACACGGTCTGACCAAAACCCAGCGGGTCGGCAATGCCGGCCGTGGCCGTGGTAGAACTTTCTGCGGCGTTGTAGTTCCAGTTGCTGCTGGCAATGGTGCTAAAGGTAATTAAATTGCCGTCGCCCAACCAGGTGCCACGGCCCTGCTTGGCTGTCAATGCTACATTGAAGGCGACCCGCTCATTGTTGCCGGTCTTGCTGCGTGCAGGGAAGGTCAGGCTGGTCTGCCCGCTGCCCATGATCTGAACTTCACGTTTTAATAGGGTGCTGCGATAGTTCAGTCCATCAAAGACTTCGGTGAGGTCTAGTATTTCGCTTCTGTCACCAATCAACTTGGTGATGAAGAAACTGATGTTTTCCAGTGTGGTCTGACGCTGATCCAGTCCGCTGCCTATGGTGACGATGTCGTTGACGACGCGTGGTGCGCTGAACTGCAGAGTCAGTAAGTCAATGGTGCCAAAGAAGTCAAGATCCGTGGTGGCAGTAGAGATAGCCACGGAACTATAGCCGTTGTCGTTGTTGCCGGCCACATCCTGCGTCTTGATGGCAATGGTGGTGGCTGCACCCAGCTGAGCTGTCTTGCTGAAGAAGCGACTTGGATAGATGCTGAACTGGCCACGATCAATCACGGTGGCCGGATCGGCGCCAACTGTGGCACGTTTTAGCACCAGGAACTTGGTGTTTTCTAGCTGGCTTTCTGTGCTTTGATAACGGAAGCCAGTGTCGCCGCCAATCACCACCTGCGCAGGCACTACAGCATCCGCAGACTTGCTGACAAAGAACAAGGTTCTTTCCAGACGATCTATGCGACTCACCAGCGATGTGGTTGCACCCGCATACAGGGTGTCGGGATCACGCAGGGTAACCGTGATGCTGCTAAAGGTAACACTGCGGCCCTGCTTGGCACTCAGGCTCAGGAATTTTGCAGGATATGGACTGAACCGACTGTCGTCCAGCGCTGGCGTGGCATCTATCAGCAGTCCCTTGGTGGCGTTGAACGCGGTAATTCGGTCCAGCATCACTGCTGGATCAAAACTATCAAATGATCCCTGATCCAGGCCTGCGCGTTGACCAACAAAGAAGCGAACATTTTCTAGATTGTCCTGACGCTGGTCAAAGCCACTGCCAATCAACAGGGTTTCAAAGAATCTGCGAGGACCGCTGAACTGCAGAGTCAGTAAGTCAATGCTGCCCACCAGATCGATGTCATAGCTGCCATAGGTTACTGCAAAGGAACTGTAGAGGCCATCGTTGACTGTGCCGTCAATGGTCTTGAGTGCCACTGTGCCACTGGCACCGCGCTTGGCAGTCTTGCCAATGAAGCGTGGAACATAGGGACTAAAACTGCCAGTGACGTCCGTGGCCAAAACTGGATCTGTGCCAACTGTGGCGCGTTTGCCCACCAACAACCGATCGGCATCCAACACAGTAACCGTTCTGTTGGCATTGTCCACGGTGTCCATGGGCTTGGTGATGAACAACGCATCATTGTCGGGCTGTGTCAACACCTCAAACTTGGTCTGTGATGTGTCAAGAACTACACGCTCATTGGCACCGGTTCGTCTGGCTGCAGGGAAGGTAATGCTGGTCTGTCCACTGCCAAAGGTTACTGTCTCATTTCTGTTTAGAACGCTGTTGAACACCAGACCATCAAACACATCGGTGAGGTCCAGCATGACCGCGGAGTCACGCAACAACTTGGTGATAAAGAAAGCATCGTTGTCCAGTATCTGCGTATTCTCCTGGAACAGACGATATAGCATGTAGGTCAGATAGAACTGATCCAGGGTGCCCACGGCATCAAAGTCATAGGGTCCGGCAGTCACGGTTGCTGAACTACCATAGCCGTACTCCACGTCGGGGTTTGGATCTATGGTGTTGATTAGATAGGTGCCGGCAGCACCGCGCTTGGCATCCTTGATGATGAGCTTGGGCAGGTAGGGACTGAAGACGCCGGTGACGTCCGTGGCCGAGACTGGATCTGTACCTCGGGTAGCGCGTTTGCCCACCAACAACTGGGCAGGGTCTGTTATGGTCGAACCATCGGCAAAGGCACCGGGCACTCCATCAAAGTTGTTGTACCAGGGATAGCGTACAAAGGTTCGGACATCAGCATAGGCACTCAGTGTACCAACTACGTCGGTGTCCGAGGTAGTCTGTGACAACAATACTGAACTGGCAGCTCCATTGTTGCCCAGTATAGTCTGTATGGCTATGGACGATACTCGACCCTGCTTGGCTGACTTGCTGACATAGAAGGTCGTGTTTTCCAGATACTGTCCGCTGATGCGACGCAGGCCAGACAAACTAGGGTCGCCTATGAAGATGCGTTCGGTGCTGGTGGCCACCGACGTCACACTGGTGGCTACACCAGTAAACACCGAGGTGGTTCCAGTCTTGGCTGATTTGTTTATAAAGAACGCTGGATTGTCTAGATTGTCGCCACTGCGTCGTTCGGGATAGGTTTCGCTGACAGTGCCGCGGCCCAGGATCAGCGTATCGCGCGTGAGCTTGCCCAGCAGACTCTGAATTCTTTCTGTGACACCGGTGCGGGTAACCAGCCCACTGCTGTACAATAACAGCGGATTGGTTTCTGTGCCGGCAACTGCAACCCTGTCGGACAGGCCCACGGGGCTTGTCATGGAGACCGAGTTGATGCTGGAAACACTGTTGGTGCGAATGGTAACACCAGACAAAGCCGCACCATCAGCAGTGTTTCCAGCATCAACATTGAACAAGGCAAACCGCCAGCTCAGACTGGTTGTTGTGCCCAGTGTCAGAGTATATGACGTCTGGCGATAAGTACTGCCCTGTGTCCAGGAACTGCCGCCAAACCACAGCGTGGTGGCCGTGGTCCAGCTAGATGTGCTGGTGCTGCGATATTGCAGCACATAATTTTCACCGTTTTCTAAACTACCATATCCGTTGCCGCTGGCGCCCACCAGATAGGAGAAATTCAGAGTCCAGGATGAAGCCGTGCTGGACGTGGTCTGAATAAATCGAGTTCCGCTGATGTTGACCAGACTAAACAGGGTATTTACAATGCAGTTATTGCTGACCTCGGTCTCATATACTACACCACTGGCGCTGGCCCACAGAGTAGACCCGCTGAGCGCGGCTGCATTCAGTGTAGCAGATGTAGCGTAATCCAGGGTATCGGCTATGACTTTACCGGTTTGTTTGACTCGTTCGTAGGTCTGCGTGGCTTGAGTCGCTGTTATCTGCGAAACACTGTTGGTTCCTGTTGTTCTGTACAGAGTGTTGATGTACCTGCTGGGTCTGGTCTGTGTGCGAGGCGCATATTCTAGCTGCGGTGCCTGCAGACGGAAGTTGCGGGTGGGCATAGTCAGCGAGTTGGACACAGGCGCAACAACTCCACCCCAGACAGCATGCTGACTGAAACGCATGCGGAAACGACGCACACCCGCGGTGTTTGGTCCAGCATCGCGATGAGCCAGATAGCTATCATCGCCAGACAATCCACGCAGAACCGATATCGATGTATTTACATTGTAGACAAAACTTACGCGATACCAGATTGCAGTATCAACATAGGTGCCAGCGACATAGGTCTGTGAACTCAGCGCAGGATCTCCAACCATGTTTCCATTGGCATCCAACCAGATTCTTTCCGGCGTTACCGTGATGTTGGATACCGATCCCACGCTGCTAGCCGCGGTCAAGGTTGGATAGGTCAATCCAGTGCTGCTGTTGGTGGCATAGCCGGCCTGGAAGTACACGGTTGCTATGCTGCTGGCATCCAGGAAGTTATTGTAGCCCGTGGTGGTGGAAGTCAGGTTGGGGTTGTTGCCCACAGTATAGACTGTAACGCCCAGGGCCTGAGCGTCTACTGGACTATCACTGGGAGTTGCACCCGAGGTAACCTTGCTTGGATCAACATAGACGCTGGCCACGTAGGTACCGGGACGCACAAACTGCTGAGTAGTACTATCCCAGCCCGTGGTGCTATAATCTGGTGCAGCAAATGCAGCCAAACTGGGTGATGTGTGATATACCATGGCGACCTGATCCACGCCATCGCCATAGCGATCCACGGTAACCACGTAGTATGGTGAGTAACTGCCATGGTATAAAGCTTCAACCACGGTGGCATCTGAACTGTTAGGCTCCATGCTACCAAATCTAACACCCACGCTGGTAACATAGGACGGTGGATAGTTTGTATTTTGACTAACAACGCTGGTTGCATAGCTGGTTGCTGTTCCAACTCGATTGGCTGGACGAGCTCCGCTATAAAGTTCTTCATTGGTAAGAGAAAGACCAGCATACCCCAGACTTCGGGCTGTAAAAAATCCGCGGCGGCCGCTCAACATTACTGCAGTTGACGACACAGTTGGCGCTATGTAGATCGAATCGCCATAGTATGCGCGATTGTCGCTGAGCATCAACAATGATGCATTGACGTTCTGTGGCCCATAGTAGGGCTGGGCATAACTAATGATCTGCTGACCAGTAGCGGTATGACGATATAAAGCAATTTCCACGGTTACGGCACGCAGATAGCTGGTGCCAAAGCCATCAAATTCCGTGGAATACTGAAGCCTGTTGTTGTAATAATTATAGAATTCGGGAGCCCACCATTGTGCCTGCACTACGCGCCAGCCAGTCCAGCCCGCGGCAGGCAGCCCTTCGACGATGCTGAGATAGGGCGCATTATCTCCGCGCGGTGTTGTAACCAGAGCACCGTTTTCATCCACCAGCGTGACTGGGTAATCAACTGGATTGCCCACAGCGTTGAGCAAGGTAATGGTGCTGCTGACCCAGAGATAATTGAAATTGTCTACACTGGGCCAGTCGTAGACCGCGCTTTCCGATGTAGTGCCAAGATTGATGCTGGAACCACTGCCAAACAACAGACGGGTGCGACTGAGGTCCATGGTGACAGAACCAAAGGGCAGACCGCCAACCCAGAACGGAGAATTAAATGCCTGCACTGCTACTTGTCCAACAGGCTGTCCATAGCTGGCGTTGTTTTCCTGATAGCTAATAGCAGTTTCATCGGGTGTGAGAACACTGATGGTGCCGCGCACAACACCGCTGGTGGTGTAGTTCCAGATACCGAGATTTTCGTCGTCGACCAGACGAGGCAGAGCATATTGATCGTCTATGGCCCAGCCCTGGGTACCAGCTGGATAACCAATGCTGTTGTAGACCACGCTGGCAAACTCTGGCATGATGTTGTTGTAGGGCTCGACTACAACGTCAGTCAGACTCTTGGTGTCTACAATCTTGACATTTTCAAACACATCGCCGCTGACACGACGCACACCAGGATAGCGTGATCCAACAATAACCGGATCCAGCACACCGCTGGCACTGGTGGAGATACCACTGGTGGTTGATGCCACACCAACCTTGGCACGTTTGCCCATAAAATAGCTGACGTTTTCCAGCGGGTCGCCGCTGAAACGATCTGCGGGTACAATAATTGCGCCACTGGTTGTTGGCGTATAAGTAGCTCTTACACCGCTGCCAGGTGTAACCTGTGCGCCCCAGACATACACCGGAGCCGAGCCGTCGGTAAACCGATTAGCATCACCAGACGGCGTACCAAACATGATGTTGGGGGTGGCCACCGTGGGTGTGAAATCCAGATCATAACGAGTCCAGACCGGAGTCGCGGTAATGGCAAGTTGAGTGTTGAAGGTACCGGCCGCACCCGCTGTAGAAGCAGCAATGCCAAAGCTAGCAGTATTGCCCGTGGTTGTTCTTACCCACACACTGAAATTGTGTGGCTGGTTTCGACCAACACCGCTGAGTAGTTTCTGTCCAAAATACGCTGACGGCCAGTTACCAGTTGGGTTACCCTTGCCGTCGATTTCCTGAGCCGCAGTGCTGGTCAGCTGTGTAACCTGTGAAGTAACACCAAAGGGATTGATGCCATAGCTGTCGGCAACGTTTCTGGTGACCGTGATGTAGCTGGCACCAATGTCCCAGGCAGCTGCGCCGATGTCGGTGCTGAACGCCACTAGGTTTACATTGCTGCTGCTGGGTCTCAACGCAGTACCAAGCTGCACGGCATCAAATTTTCTGCCAATGAAGAAGAAAGGCGTGACCTCACCGATGAGCGTGGCCGCTCCCTGTACCGCATAGCTGCTGGTGGCAAAGGTAAAGCTAGAGCTGGTGCCAATCTGCATGATCGCAGGATCGGTAACTTGGCGAACCTGAGTTGCCTGAAGATCATAACCATTGGTCCAGATGTTGACTGCGGCGCTGCTGCTGTAGGCACCTATGCTGGTGTCAAAGAAACTGTAGCCACGCGTGGCCTGCATTCTGATGCTGTGCTGCCAGGGGCGAGCCTCAAAGAACTGAACCTGCCAGGTATTATAATCGTCGTCGGTTGTTGGAGTATAACCATACTGATGGCCTTTGTAGACAACCGTGGCTATGCGATTAGGAGCAGTACCAGTGATGGCAGCACCCAGGCTGTCAAGAATATAATCCGAGGATAATCCCAACGAGCCGGCATTGACGCTCAGTATGCCCGTCAAGTTGCCAGCGGCAGCGGCAAAAATTCCAGTAAAGGAAGCCTGTCCACTATCAAAGGTGATGTAGCTGTTGGTGCCTATGTAGATGGTGTTGCTGCTACGACCATACCAGCTGACATTCCAGGGCAGCGCATAGGGCACGTAGCCGTCGTCGTAGCTCCCAACAAGATTGCCGGTTGCTATATCAGTTAATATCGAGGTTGTGGGCACCACAGCTGCGGTGCTGGTGGTGCCCGTGGTCTGCACCGTGAAATAATTAAAGGGAAGTACCGAAGTTTCAAATCCCGATACCTTGAAACCCAGACCGTCGGATCGTCCCAGCAGCACTGAATCGCCGACACGGCGGCCGCCCAGCAGTATATAAGTCTGGAAATCTACGGTGCCGACCTGATCGCGATCTCGGGGTCGAATAATTGTACCCACGGAACTGTTGTGAGCCGGCGAACTGCGAATCTTGAAACTGGCATTGGGTATGACAAAGTCCGTGGTCTTGCTGGTGGTGGTGTAGGTGGCACCAGCCTTGGCATCGATGTTCAGCAATAACTGAGCAGTTTCACGACCAGGTTGATTTCGGAAGGCACCAATGCCGCCTACCACCACGGCGGTGGAGGTGGTGTCTCCCTTGGTGGGGCTGGGTATGGCAGTTACAAAACTCTTGGCTGGCGCAGTACCAAATGGACTGTCGTCCAGCGCCGGTGTGATGCTGTTGAAACCTTCGCCAGCTATGCCGATGTCGTTGTGATGTGGATAGCGATAGAAAGCTACCTGACGATAGAACACGTCGTTGGCTGGTTGTTGCTCGCGGACCACACGGCCACCGACAAATATCGGAGGCAGATCCCGAACCTGGAAAACATCCTGCAGTCCAATGGGTATGACAATGCTCAGAAAATCGGTTATGGTTACGTTGTCGATGAAACCATCGCGACTACGACGACGGAATTTTACGGCACGTGCCAGGAATTCACTGACATTGAGTGTTGGCTCGCTAATGGACTTGCTGAAGTTGTAGATGTTGCCGTCGAAGATGCCGGCCAGATCCACCATGGCAGCAATGTCCTGCAGCAGCTTGGTGAACCCAAAGCTCCGAATTCTTTCGCCAATGACCAGACTGTGTGCCGGCATCTTCTGCACAAACTTGTAGATCCGATCTTCTCTGCCAACAGCATCATTGACACGGCGTCCAGCCTGCCAGACCTTGGCAAAATTGTCGGTGGATGTAGACGTGTCAGCGACTCTTTTAAGCTGACTCAGGAATGGCCCATCGCCAAAATACGCGGATTCTGCAAAGCCTCGAGTGGCATTGAATCTGCGCATAAAATATTCGGTGCTGGCCGCGGTGTCATTGATACCAGCTTTTAGTATCACAAACTCGGCCTTTTCTAGCATCTCTGGATCTGTGAGTATATTCAGTCCAAAGAATTTGGTGGCGCCGGCATCTACAATTTCCTGCTGATCCGTGCGTCTAGCTCCCACGAGCTTGTAGATTCGGTCCTGCGCAGAGCTGACTGAGTCTGATTTAAGTGAAGTGATGAACAGACTACGAACATCGGACTGAGTCTGCGTATCCTGCAGAAGTCGCTGAACCGAAAACACGCGGGCAAAATCATCATTGGAATTGACGATGTCGTCAATACTGCGACTGGTGCGAGACACTCTGGCAATAACATCATTGGTTATCAGTGTATCAAAGCGATTGGTTATCCAGTCAAATACGTTGCCGTCGTAGACTCCGGCAAGATCCAGCATGCTGGCAATGTCGGCAAAAGATTTGCTTATGTCTAGTACACGGAAGTCGGATTGGGCAAACAGATCCTGCACCAGCTTGATGGGCAACAGGCTAGATGTATCCAGTATACTAACCGTGGCTGGATCGCGATTGACCAGACTCAGATCAAACAACTTGTAGATGTTTTCCTGCACACCATACAGACTGTCGGTCTTGGTCAGTGATAGATCAAAGATCTTGCTTTCCGTGGCAGTAATTCGTTCCGACAATCCTTTGCCAATCAATGGAACATAGACAGCCTCGGTGTTGACTTCGTCTAGCTGAGGTTTACCAACGAGTTTATAGGGCACATCATCCGCAGTCAAGTCTTCGATCTTGGGTGCAGTTATATAAAAAGCTCGGGTTTCAACTGAATTGATTTGTTCTGATAATCCTTTGCCTATCAATGGCACAAGGACTTCGCGGGCATCAATGATTTCGCTCTGCGGTTTACCAATGAGTTTATACGGCGTATCTTCCGCAGTCAAGTCTTCGATCTTGGGCAGGCTCACAGTCAGGGCACGTGCTTCCTGAACCTGAACTGTTTCACGACGTACAAGACCAATCAGGGCTTCGATGTCCAGGCTACTTAGTATGGACACGCTGTCGGCCACGGGCTTGCCCGACAGCTTGTTGACAGCCTCAAACACGCCCAGAGTTTCTAGTTTTAATTGCGCGACTCTGAGATTTTGATAATCGCCCAGAGTAAGTGTGTCGCGTGGAGCAATGCCTATGATTCGGTAGACAAAATCCAGAACATCGAGAATTTGAATTTGATCTGCCAGGGTTTTGCTGGCAGTTTTTGCCGAGGTTTCACCCAGAGTAAGATAATCCTGCGCTGACTTGGAGACACGCAGTGTAGAGCTTTCACTGAAGCTTGCGGTGTCTACAACAACTCTGCTTAGATAAAACTGAGTAATGCTGAACAGATCTACTGCGCTCAGCACCTCGTTGAAACTGCGTCCAATAATCAAGGACAGCAGTATGCTGTCTGATCCAATTAAATAATCGCGCAGGAATCGGCTCAGTCCGCCGTCGGTGTCGTAGAACACCCGGCCAATGAGAGTGGTGGGATTCTGGGCAACCTTGATGATGCCCGAGCTCGGCTGAAGCTGAGCCTGTATCTGACTACGGCTAACAATGGCCTTGGAAATAACTACGGGGGCGCCGCTGACTAATTCAGCTCTTGTTACCAGACTAGACGTGGCACCCAATACCTTGCGGATTGTCATGTGCTCTTACCTAGTAACTCTTGGCATTACAGTGACTATTCCCTCCACGGCTCGGGTCCAGGTTCCCGAGCTGGTGTCAGAGATTAGTACATCGTAAAGATATCTCCCGTATTTTAATACAGCGGTGCTGCTGTGCGTCATGGTTAAATACACTTCGCCGTTCTGTGGCTGTGGTATTGCCACGGTAAAGGCGCCACTGGATGTGGTGCTGTCATAGCTTCGACGAAGTTGCGCAGTACCTGTATAACCAGTCAGATCCAGCGGGGTGCTCAGGCTTGTATATAACTTGATTACAGCCTGAAAGTCCGCGCCCTGGTCTATGGTAAGATTAGTTGTTATGGCCATTTTGATTTTCCAGCAGTCTAGTCAGCAGAGATTTGATGTCAGTAATTCCATGTTCAACGTTATTTATACGACTCTCCAAACTATCGATTTGATCTCTTTGCTGCTGTCTGGCATTTTTTGCGGCCAGATATTTTTCATAGGCGCTGGTATCTCTGTCAATGACAGCTCCAGTAAATAGATCCTTGACCAGAGCTGGTTCGTCTTCAACTCTGGCCAGGTTGTCTTTCCAATTATGCATGTGCAATTACTCGAAGATTTGCAAACTTAGGAATGCGTGCTCCATTGGTACTGCGCATCACAATCTTGAGCTGGAAGGCTGTGAATGGGCTTAGATCAATAGGGAAGCCCGAACTATCGAATCCAGTGATGGTGGTTTCGTATTCGGTAAACACGCTGCGATTGTTGTCCTTGCTAGGTGTAGTCAACTGTTCGAAGTTGTCCCAGACCAGCTGGTTAAAGTCCTGAGTTGCACTGCCAACTTTATAGTAGATATCAAAATTCGCTTCGGCTGGACAATTGATGTCCATGATGATCTTGAGCTGGCTGGCAGGATTTTCCAGGTTAATCTTGCGTGTAATATACTTGCTTTCACCGCTGGCGTCAATAAACGTTGCCTCTTCGGTAAAGTCCTGTAGCTGACGAATTGTTATGGAACTACCAGCCAATTCGTCCACGATGGTATTGCTGCTTACAAAGATTTTACTGTCGTCCTGACTCACATTGGTTACTCGCAGACCAGTGCTGGTATTGTTGTTGCTGGCATTGGCTGCACCACTGATGGTGATGTAGCGGCCTGGAACAATTAAACCAAACGAACTTGTGGCACTGACAATGCTTTGTTCTGCACTATTAAAGGCAATGTTGGTTACGCTGCTGACCACGGTCTGATATACAATGAAGGTGCTGGTTGTACCATAGGGTGGCAGGGTTCCGCCGCCCAGACGCTGGCTAGCAGTTGGATTATCAATGCGATGCTGAATCACATTGAGGTGAGCCGAGCTCATGTCAATCGCTGGACTTAGTGCATCAACATCGCTGTTGAGGTCCAGACGACCAACAAAACTGTCAAACCAGGTCTGCGTTCCAGACCCTGCGGTAATGGACACTCCGGCAAATCGATTGTTTTCGTTGAGATCGGTGAGCACAATCTTGGGACTGCTGTTCTCAACATAGGGTATGTTAAGATCCATGACGTCGGCAGTCTGTGTATAGCTGGCTGCGCTGGTTGGCAGATTGTCATAGGTATGACCTTCCAGTTTGTAGCCTGTGAATTTAATTCTGGTATTGTTGAAGCTGATGTTGGGAATCTGCGGTGTCGACACATGATATAGTACCTGGCTGTTGGCAAATATACCGTTACCGCCGTCGGCTCTCAGAGTCTCGGCTGTGGTTGCAGCATCACCAAGATTGGCAATGGTCTGCGCAGTCACCACATAGCTGTCTAGCTGGCAACTTTCAACTGTGAGGCTTAGATCAGTGTCAGCAACCTGTTCAGTGGCAATGGTGGTACCAAAAATTTCTGTGACTGGAATACCAGCCAGAGTCAGGCCTGAACTATTGGCATAGGCTGCGGCATAGCTTTGACTATGGAATCGAACCAGATCGCCGTTGCGATACCCATGGTTAGGATGTTCGACTCGAATCTTGGCACTGCCATGCATCAGTGTAAATGGATTGGTTGGCAATGGTTTAGGCGGAATATTCTGGTTCACCACATAGGCAACACCGGTGACGCTGGTGTTGAATACTGCGCGATGAATCTGGAATTTCATGTCCGCGGTCTGATCTTCGGTCCAGAGAGTATTGTTCTGCGATTTGAAAAAGCTGCCCAGGTTACCCTGAGTGGTATAGCTCTTGGTTGGATCCAGGACGTCGCCCTGACCCAGTACCGCAATCCAGACCCTGAATCTTGGACTGTCGGTTTTCAACACCATGCAGTAATTTACCTCGGGTTTGAGATGCACTGGATGATCAAAGTTAAACACTGTAGCTCGGTTGGCTGTGCTGGAATCCACGGTAATTTCGCTGGCAAACTTGACTATTGTTGTGCCTGGAACTTCTTCGGGACCTGGACGCCCAGTGGCATCGCATACACGAAGCTGGAACACCAGGGGCAGTGCATCGCTAGGAGGAACTGCCTGGAAAAACACGCTGGCGCCCGTGGCAAAGATGCCATTGTCATAGCCGTCGGGAATCTTAAAGCTCTGCGCAATAGGATCTTCAGGCGGTGGAGCAGGTGGAACATAGCGCGGGCTGTAGGTTCTGGTTGTTGTGGTTGTCTTGGTTATGACAATTTTATAGCCTTCGACTTTGTAGTTGGCTTCGGCTCGGCTGGTCCAGTCGTCGGGAGCATCAGTTGGGCTGTCGCTGATGACAATGTGTTTATCGCCACTGAAGAAGCTCTGCAGATCGTTGTTGGGAAAGTCAATGGTAAATACCAGATTACCTTTGTCATCGCTGTACAGATTACCTTCGGTGTCATCGGTACAGACCTGCAGGGCAGTTCTGAGCTGAATTGGCAGATATGAAAAATATGAACCAGTAATGCCAGCTATGTTCCATTGACCATTGAACAGATATGAGTTCGCTGGACGACTACGTACATATTTTGGTGACAGTCTGCCACGCGCATTGGCAATGTAGATGGTGTTGCCGTCCTGCAGCATGGCTACACCGGATCCAACAACTCCGCCTTCGCGATAGTATACGCTGGCGCCCGTGGCAAACGCTGTGCGGAATGCATCACCATACTTGCTGCTAGGCAAATTGGTGTCATAGTCCTTGGGGAAATAGGTTACGCGCTCTGTGGTCCAACCCGACTTGCTGATTTTTGTGCTGACACGTTTGCGCACAGTATCAGTATGGGTCAGGCTGCGCCAGCGAGCCCAGTCCTTGTTGCCATTGGGACGAATATGATAGAATTTCAACAGGTCCAGATACTGCATGGTGAACTTGATGGCACCCGTGGTGTAGCTACGAATATCCACACCATCAATCAAGGGATAGTGCTTGGTGTTGGGTTTTAGACCAGTAACAACCACGGCCAGGGTATTGGCACGGCAATATGGAATCAGGCCCAGGTCGACTTTGGTTGTGATTGTCTTGGTGGTGGCACCAGCATCAATGGTATATTGTGAACCATATAGACGTTGGCCAAGCTCCACGGCTTCTTTGAGTCGTTGTGCGTTGTCTTTGTTTTCAACGTTGAGTCGAATGGTGGTGACATCTTCGTAGATGTCTTTGTCAGGATATACCTTCATCTGCCCCAGGAAGGTCAGTGTTAAGAATGGGCATACTGCAATGCTGCTGGTAGCCAACAACTGCTTGATGACCACACTGGTGGTGTAGGGCAGAGTGATATAATCACCAGTGACCTGATAGTTTTGATTTGCTCGAGCCGCGGTAATAGGAGTCAACTCACCACCGGCGCCCGTGGTGCTGGTATAGGCTGTATAGTTGATCTTTTCAACCAGGGGGAAACCATAGGGGCTGATATGAGCCTGCATGGTCTGATTCTGCGGATCAATGCTGAAACGATTGTCCGGAGTATTTTCAGCGTTGGTCTGATCTCTGAACGGGTCTACAAAGAAACCAGTCTTGTACCGTTCCAGTGTGCTGTCCTTGTTGTCTCGTATCTGCAGGCTCTTGGTTTTGACTTCCAGCAGACTCAGTGTTACCACCTCTTCGAGATTGGCAATACGTGTTTCCAGATTACCAATATCTTTCATGGTGTAGCGACGGTTTTCCTTGACCTTGTAGGCAATTTCTGGCCAGTCTGTGTTGTCGGTATAGGCGCTGAGATCAACGTCAAATACCTCCATGATGTCGTTGGCCTGACTGGTCAATGGATCACCTGGAACATTGCTGGGCGCCGAGCTGATGACATTGAAGGCTGCGTTCTTGTCGATGAGGATCTTGTCCTTGCGTGGCAAATATCGATTGCTGCTGCAGGTAAAACTGGTACCATAGCGCAGCATGTTGACATTGGCCAGGGTGGCATTAGTGCCAATCAATGGACGGAAATCCAGATAGTCGCGCAGAGCAACACCCTTGTAGTCTGGAATTACTTCATAGGGCACCTGGCTGGGGCTGTAGCTATCCTTGGTAAAGAAATCGCCGCTGCCATGCAGGAAGTAATCATAGTAGACTTTTATGGAACCGCTGGCAGTAGGTGCCCCTGGATTGAGTTTTAACTTGCTGTAGTCATAGAAAGCATCGTTCTGACCATCGTCTAGCTGATAGTTTCCAGTGACATCAATGGCCGTGGCCGCTGCCTGAACGCTCCAGCTGGTTACAAATCCGCGTGACATCAGGATCTTGTTGATGCGATATACATCGGCATGCGGCAATACCACTCTGGTCATCTGGGCAAGACTGCTGCTCAGAATCTCCGCTGTCTGATCATAGGTCAGTGTCTTGGTCTTGAGTCCGCCCAGCTGGCCAGCTGTCGCAGTTTTCTGTACTGGATACACAACCCGCACATTGTTGGTGATGCTGCTGTTCAGGAAGATCTGAATCGTGCTGCCATAGGGCTGTACATAGTAGATGCCCAGCTGTGTGGTAATTGCCGTGGTGTCGACAATGCTGGCCAGATAGTCTAGTGGAGCATTGGTAAACGAACTTTCACTGATGCTGCCCGTGGAGTTCAAGGTCAGGGTAATTATACTGGTGTTGTTGAGCGCAAAGTTTTCTGTCTTGTAGATCTTGTAGCTGTTGTCGGTGATCTGCGCAGGAACTTGGTCGATTTTGAACAATAGATTGGCCTGGCCCGCGTCATAGACCTTGTTGGTGATGACAAAGGCCGCATAGTTGGTGGTGCTGGGAACAACGGCCTGATCCAGACAGACACCAAATACCTTGAGGTTATCGGAACGTCGTGTAACCAGAATGTTGTAGTTGTTGATGTTGATTAGATCATTGATATTAAGTTGTTCGGTCAATAGTCGGGCATCACTACCCGCAGCCACGATTCGCACTGCCTGGTGTGGTTGTGGATTCAATACTGTGTTGCCGTCTACGTCACGCAGACTGAACTGACCAGTAAGCTTTCTTGAGTTGACACCCACGCTGTACTTGCCCAGGATGTTGCCAACAAAGCTGGCACCCTGTCCGGTGTACTGAACATACAGATCCAGTCCTGCACCACTTCTGGCCTGGACTGCTGTAGCAGCTGAGCTAATGGTCATGCGCGTACGACTGTCGCCATGAACATCGGTGTAGGTAAATAGCTTGGTTACCGTGCCCGATACAAACACGCTGGCCGAGCTTAGAAAGACTGCATCTCCGGGTCTGAGTTCATAGGTCAGCGCCGCGGCCGTGGATGCACCCCAGTATCCGCCAAACACCGTATAGGCTGGCAACACCAGACTGTAGCTGGTCAGATATGCTGTAGTGGCAAATCCAGTTCCGCCCACGTACTTGATGATCATGGAGGTATCATTGATGATACCCGAGACCAGGAAGCTGCTGACCGTATTGCTGGTGTTGGTGACCTGAATGGTGTCGCCACTGGTCAGCACCTTGGTGAAGAAGGTTCCAGAACTTGTAACAATAAACAGGGTCGAGCTGTTGGTGCAGGCTGGTATGGTAATAGTGTTGGCTGTAGCTGCCAGGCTGGTCTGTGAGTTACCAGTATATCGATAAACGCCGTTGCCGCTCAACTTGTAGGTCTTGGTCTGTACTGCGGCGCTGCTGTCAATCTGAGCTACTGAATTGACATCGCGATCCAGCTGCTTGCCAGGTTCCATGTTGACGCTGTAGAGTCCAAGTTTGACACCGCCTGTGTAGTCGTTGTCAATGAATTTTACACGCGCAGTTCCCACGGGACGACCATAACCAAACTTGGTGGAGTAGCTGCTGTCGCCCAGAACTCGGTCAAACAGGGTGATCTGCGGACCAGTGCTGACATCGGGCATGCCCCAGGTTGCGTTGCGATCCAGAATAATGTAGTTACCATTGGCCAGAGTAAAACTCTGTGATACCGTAGTGCTGGTGTTGCGAGCCTTGTTGACTGTGATGTTGCCTTGTGTGGTGCGTTCAATTTCATAGCCTCTGACATAGGCGCGTCCACGGCCGATGCTGTAGACAAGATTGCTGCTGTCACCGCCCAGCTCTGGTGTATAGGCACCGTTGTTGTTTCTGGGGCTGCGTGTATATCTCCAGTATACAGTACCATCGGTTACCACCGCGGTTTCGTCGGCTGTGGCAAACGCAGTTGGCTGTGTAAGAGCACTGGTACCAGCACGTACACAGACAAAATATACACCGTTGACCTGAATAAAGTCGTTGACCTGATAGCTTACAAGACTGCCCCAGCTGCCACGACTGTTGTTGCGATGTTCGCGAATGCTGATCTTAAATGGATCCACCACATAGTTGCCGCTCTCATCATAGGTGCGGCGTGCCAGGGTGTCGCCCAGTATGTTGTACTGACTGCGATTTGTGATCTGCTGAGTGACCCCGTCTTGAATGCGAATCAGTTCATAGAAATCTTCGGTTTCAGTATCAATTGAATAGCTGGTCAGTACCGCGTCAATGCTAAAACGATGTGCGCCGGGCGCGGTATAGTTTGTAGTAGTATTGGCATTGTCATAGAGACTGCCATCGTCGTCGGCAGTGACTACGCTTTCCGTGTATTGCAGTCCAACCTTGGCATTCAATGCTGTGATGTCGGTGATGTATTTCTGCAACACCACGGTCTGCTCTTCGACATAGACAAAGTATCCCTTGAGGTAATATACGCCCTTCTGCACGCTGGCAACTGCACTGCGACCCGTGGAAGCACTACCACCCAGCACAGTGATGCTGAGCGCGGGCTCGTCTACCACGTACAAAGTCTGACCTGCGCTGAACGTCTTGGCACCCGTGCCCGACCCACCTTCGTCGCTGGAAATATAGGTTAGAATCAGGGTGTCGGGATCTGTACCATCATCCACCATGGCCTTGACCACCATGGCCTTGACGCCTGTGCCCAGAGTGCCTGTGCTGATTTCCTTGCCTTCCAGATAGCTTAAACTATTGGTGCCCAGAGACTTGGCGCTGAGTTTGATGTAGCTCAGCTTGCCATTGTATTGCACCTGGCCTGGAATGACCTGACTACCATCCTTGAAGATGTTGTCACCAAAATTGGCAATCTGATTCTGCAGTATGGTCTGGAGCTGATTGATTTCTCGAGTCTGTACTGCTACACCAGGTCGGAAGAGGATCTTGTAGAACTTTTTCTGTTCGTCAAAATCGTCAAAATAGGGCGCTTGATTAAAATTCATTTTTGAATACCTTGAAGGTCGTTAGAAGTTTATAACGATATTTATCTTTTCATTCTGACTTGCTGCTCGGGTAACTGGCTGACGATAATCCAGATACAGCATCTCACCACTGTAGGGCTGTATTTCGGGCAGAGTGGTGGTCACACTGCTGACGGCTGCACTATAACCACCAGTGGCAGTAATTGTGTCCGAGCTGCTGAACTGATACAGATTCTTGGTTGCTGCATCGATACGAGCTAACTCGGCAGAGCTTAGTATGCTGGTGTCGGAAGCAAAGGGTTGCACATATTCCAGGCGAGTAGTGCCCGAACTCTGGAACACAAAAATGCCCTGAGCGCCACTGGCAGAACTAATGGTGGTGTCCACGGTGGGCGATGTAGTAGCCGTGCTGGTCATCTGAATGCTGCGCTGAATTCTGCCCGTGGTGCTGGTAAAGGTTGTACCCGAACCAACTGCAATGCTGCTGGCATACACAAAAGGATTCTTGACTATGGCCACGCTACGGAAATCCTGGTTAACTGGAATGTCGCTGCTCTGATAACCAGATACTGTGCCAGCCACCATGACATTGTGTGCAAAGCATTCACTCTGCAGACGGCTACCATGGCCTCCGCTGGGCGCAATAATGGCGGTTGCCGAACAAGGTACGCTAGGGCTACCACCGGTAAGCACAATCTTGGCCCAGCTGTAGCCATAGCCATAGCTGGTCATGTCAATTCTGGTTACTGTGCCTGCGCTGGTTACCGCGGCGGCAGTTGCTCCAACGCCGTCGCCATAGATGTTCACCGTAGGAGTAGCAGCATAACCACTGCCTCCGGCGTCTACTACAATGACGTCGATGCCATTGATGCTGCCCACGCTGCTGGTGTCGGGTACAGGAATGTAGCTGGCAGTAAGAAAGTCAGAATCCGCGGCGCTGACCGTGTACAGGTATTTCCAGATATAACCATCGCCAGTGACCTGAGGTGTCGCGGCCGTGGTTGTGGGCTGTACTGTGCTGACAACGCCGGTGGTGTAGGTATAGCCACTGCCATTGAACAGACACTTGTAGACGTTGCCGGTGTCAGGAACATAGACAATCATGTTGGTGTCGTCCAGACTAAATTTACCATTGCTGGTGGCCCGAGCCGAACTAATATCATGTCGATACATGTCATATCTGGTGCCAGTCTGCCAGCTGTTGCGCACAGTAGCTAGCTTGACATTGCTGGCCGTCAATTTAATGGCAGCCATGGCATCGCGCCAGAGCGCGTATTCATTGACCATGTTGTCGGCTGGGTTGGGAACATTGGTATCGCTGATGGTGCCGTTGCCCTGAGTCTGAAATCTAGGACTCAGGCTGTTGTCCCAGCTCTGGGGACGTCCCAGAACCAGATACATGCTGTCGGTTCCAAAACGACTGGCAAAGCTGCTGGCTGCAGCAGTTCGAAATTTACTGGTAACTATGGCCATTTTCTAATCCTTGATGATTAACTGTTTTATTTATCAGATACCGACCAATGAAATATTGAGATGATCTGGTCCCAGCGCATTAAAAGTACTGCTGCTGCTCACGGCAACTCCATAGTCAATGATGCCGCCCAGACCAATGTTGGTTATGCGGAATACTGCGCGACTGTAGCTCTGGTTTCTGTTGGGGTTGTAGGGAATAAAGGTAAATTTTATGGTGGCAGTGGTGGTTTCGCCACCACTGTAGCCCGTGGTGCAGGTCAGGGTATTGCTGCTGTTGTAGTAGGTCAGCTTGGGATACTGCAGAGTCTGACCTACTGCTAATTTTCTATAGTTTCGCTGAGTTTCGGCGTCATAGGTTATGGCCATGGCAGCGGTTGAACTTAGGCTGATGCTGAGTGCATTGGTGGCTTCGCTGCTGGCACTCAGAGTAGGATCCTTCATCCAGGTAACCACCAGCAAGAAACTACTGGCGCCGTAGATACTTCCACTGGTAATTCTAGCATTAGATGACAATGTAATGCTGCTGGTATTGTTGAACAACACGTTAACAACACTGCTGTTCACACCCCAGCCATCCACCACCAGTTGTTCGTCCAGACCAACGCCGGCACCAATTTTATCAAAGGTTGCACCATTTCCAACAAATTCGGTACGAGCTGTACCAAAGGTCACGCTGTCGCCGCCCTTTTGCTGGGCAAAGGTCACGTTTTCACCTGGATATCTATAGCCTGCGGTATAGCTTATGGCGCCCGCCGTGGTGGTGGCGCTGGTGCCTGTTTGGAAGTCTGCGGTACGATCCCAGCTGTAACCAGGCGCCAGAATAAAGCTGTTTTCATTGAACAGCTTAACCGTGGTTTCCTGGGTGTTGCTGCTGACAAAACCATTGGCACGGACTATGCTGGTATCAACGACATGCTGGTTGAAAAAATTATGTCCCGCGGGATGTAGCTGACGAATCACCGAATTGTACCAGAGCTCGCGGTTGGTGTGACTGCGAATAACATAGCTGAAAGTCTGATAATAATAGCTGTCCTGCAGTATCTGATCCGAACTTAGCTGACTACGACTGTCCAGGAAACGCCCTGACTGTGTTATCACTGGCGCAGTATTCTGCACCACGACCTGACTGCTGACGTCGTTGACAAAGTCCCAGCTGTAGCCTGAGATGCTTTCCGAGCTGGTAAATGCACCAACCACGGTGTCTCTGGACAGGTATAAAGTATAGGTACTGTTGTTGTTACGAATAACCTGATTGACAACTGCAGTAGCATTGGAGCTGGTGCCGGTCACCGTGGTGTGTTCTAGATCCTCAGGATCTCCAGTGACACTGGTAATCTTAAGTGTCTGTTCTGCCACCCAGTTGCTGCCGCTGGTGTTGAACAATACTTCGCGAGGCCGGCTAATGCTGATATCATCGTTGAAGAAAGCCTTGAAGAAGAACTTGAAGCTGTCTTCACTGCCCTTGCGCTCATAGAAGTCACGAAAATATTTTACCAGCACATTGCGATCCGCGGCATAGGTCTGTGGCAGATCTGGAACATACTGAGTCAGGAATCTCGTGGCCAGACTAGACGCCACGGTGTCGATGTCGCGATTGAGCTTTATGGTCTGTATGATGTTCTGCGGATTGCCCTGCTGATCCAGCCATTCAAAATACTTGGTGACAAACACCACAAACATGGGATAGTATTCGTCCACATAGTCCGGATACTGCTGATCAATCAGCAGACTTAGTTTATTGCTTGTTGTAGTCATTTAACCACCGGAGATACCAGAATGTTCAGACCGTTTTCTAGATTGGAAAGAACATCTGCAGTTGTGTCGTCCAAAACCAGGATTTCGTCGAACCCTGGAGTTATATTCTGACTGGTTTCCTGTATGGAGGCAATTAGACGAATATCAGTGCTGGCTCCCAGGTATCCAGTAACGGGAAGATTGGTGATGTTCATTTCGCCCGTGGCATAATTTACAGTGCCGGCATGATCCTGCAACAGCTTGCCCGTGGCAGCATTGACGATCTTCAATGTACCAGTTCCGTTGTAGTCGGGCGGCATGGTGTCGGAATAGTCACGAAGCGTGGCACCTACAACGGTGCCGTCTTCGGTGGTGTAGGCAAAAAAGTTGCCGCGTATTTCATTGGGATGCAGCTTGCTGGGCCAGCGCAGCTCTCCAGAAAAAGTCTGGCCTGCGGCTACCTTGATGCGTTTCTGCAGGCTGACAATGATGTTGACCCCCAGTATGGAGTCATCCAAGTCCATGATCTTTTCCTGCAGCTGACTCTGATAGTAGGTTGCATTGAATCGTTCTAGATTGGAGTCAATAAAGGCATTGGTGGTGGCATTGGCTTGCGCTGCTATCTCGGCTGCTGTCTTGTTGGTTCTGCCGTCCTGATAATCAATGCGAATTTCCAGGTTCAAGAAGGTGTAGATTGGATCCACAAATTCATGCACCACGGTGACAACGCTGCGTGGACGCAGGATATCGTTGATGATTCTTAGTTTTTCAAATTCAGTCAACACATAACCAGTCTTGGGTTTCACACTGATGTAGACTCGGCCAAACACTGGCGGTACATTGTTTTCTCCGCCCCAGACATTGACACTCTGTGCGCCTGGAAGTTCGGCGCTGATGATGCTGGCATAGTCGTTGGCAGTAACTGCGCGTCCATTGGTGGTGTAGCGCTGTATGGCATTGAAGCGAAGTTGTTCCACGGTTTCACTGTCCATGCCGCCCGCGGGCAGACTGATCAGGCTAACGACGCGGTTCTGAGCACTTTCGCCGGCAATGCTGTTGGCGCTCATGGTCACGGTAAGGGTGGTGCTGACGTTGCCCATGGTGCCATTGCTGATCAGATACTCCAGGCTAACAATGCTGCCCGCGGGCGGACTGTAGCCCAGCACACCGTCGCCAAAGAAAACTTCGTAGAATCCTTCGATGTTTTCTTCCAGATAATAGAATAGACTGGTGGAATTGGCAGCAGTGATGTCGTTCATCTGAGTATAGATGTTGACGGCGCCGCTAGGTTCGGTTACCTTGACCTTGATGGTGGTGGTGTCCACACCGGCATTAGGTATGGCGTATCTGGTGGCCGGCGTAGGGTTGGCTGGCACAGTATAGAAGAAGTCTAGTTTGCGTCCCTCGTAGACTTCAACCTCGGGAAAAAAGTACTCGCCATTGCCATCGGGCACGGCCGTGTAGCTGTTACGATTGAAGAAGGTCATGGCCGTACCATCCACGGTGGTGCTGAACTGAGTGTAGCTGGGAATGCTCAGAAAGGTTGGATTGCCTGCAATGTTGCTGAGTCTCACAGAAACCTTGCCTATGGCTGAACGCATGCTTCTGGGCGTGTAGCGTAGATGCTTGGCTAGACTGGCCACGGAACTGCGCTTGAGAGCAGTGTCCAGATACATTTCGTTGCTGACCATGTTGCTCAACACGGCATTGTAGTGCGTGTTGTAGGCCAGGAGATCCAGCAGAACCTGCAGGTTGCTGGCATCAAAATCAAAGTCAGTAAATGCTGACTGATTCTTGAGATAGTCTTTTAGATTACCCTTGATGGTATCAAAGTCTAATTCTGTGACTCTGGTGTAGGCCATTATCTGATCCTAGTAAATTGAGTAGTAAAATTCGAAACCTGATTGGTGTTGCGTATTTTGTAGGTTATGGATATATTTAGATCATTTTGATCCATGGTGGTGACCGATACATCCAGTAATTCGACTCGGGGTTCGTGCTTGTTGATGCTGTCTCGAATTGTGCGTTCAGCCGTGATGGTGGTGAGCGCGTCCATGTTGTCAAACAATAAATTATGAATCTGACAACCCAGATTGGGCTGAAAGGGTCGTTCGTAGTGCTTGGTGTTGATTAGATTGCGCAGGGCACCGCGTATGGCGTTGTCACCAGTTTTCGTGGCGACATCGCGAGTGCGCGGGTTGATGCCGAAGGCTGCATCTAGATCTACGTAGGTTACTGTTGCTCTGGTCATATCTTTATTTATCCACCTATGAACACGTTTGAACTGCCCATGGCAATAATAGATCCACATCCTACGCTGTCGCCCATGCGCGCAGCAGGCCGGCCGTTGATAAACACCGTACTGGATCCGCCAGCAACCACGCCAGGATGGCAGCCCATTTTAGGGCAGCAATGAAAGTTCCAGAAGTCGCCCATGAGATGCGGAGGTCGTCCGTTGATCTGAACATTGCCGCAGGTAGTCACACCGGATCGCGGTGGAAAACATATGTGTCCCGAACAAATATCTCCTGCGCGTGCTGCTGCTGCCATGTCTTACTCCTTTATTGGGCTAATCTTCTTGGCACCCATGCCCATTCTGTCTTCAATGATAGCAATGTGCTGACGGTTTTCTATGATACTATCACGGTTCTTTTGAATTTCTTTTTCCAGATCCTGACGCAGTTTTTCACGAGCAAGTTCTGCACCTGTGTTGCTGGCCTGCTTGTTATCGGTTGTTACCACCAGACTTACTTTCTGATTCAAGATAGTAACGTCGTGTTGCAGAGCTCCCAGAGCACTGATCAAATATCCCGTGCTACCAATCAGCAATGGTAGTAGAGCAAACAATAGTTTCTCTATAAATGCACCTTTTTCATTTTGTTTTTGTTCTTCGGCCATTTTAGTCTCCTAGGTTAGGCTATTAGTCTTTTCTTTTTCGCAGCAGCTGCCACGGATTCAAACAGGGTCTGATCTGCTTTAACTTTTGCTGCGTCCTCGGCCACATCTGGATTGTAGTGTTTGAAGTTATCTCCATGTCCAATGTTGATGTGACAATCTTTTTCATCCATGCACAGAGTAATCAGATTGTGAAGATCCAATTCCAGTTCTGGAAATAGATGAAATGGTTTCTTGTGATGCACCTGCAGTTGCTTGGTAGATCCGCAGGCTGCGCACACTGGCTCTAGTTTAAGATGCAGCTTCTGCACATATGGCCATTTAGGGCTTCGTTCCATGCCATGGCCTACATGTTTATCTCGAGCCGCGGTTGTTTTTATTTTTTTAATCATTTTTTCTTCCTTTAGAATCTAGGTACATTTATGGTGTTGGTCTCCAGCCCCAGATACTTGATCTTGGCTCGGAGCGGAGTAGACGAAGTAACCGTTATGGTTCCAACGCTGGTCACAGTATAGGTAAAACTCGTGGTTGTAGGCACGGATATAACATTGAACTGTCCCTGAGCCAGGCTGTGTCCTGTGCCAACACTGGTGACCGTGACATTTAATACGTTGCCAACCTGTATGCTGTGATTTTTAGTTGTATACACGGTTATGGTGGCGCCGCTGCCAGCGGTGGCAGTGTTGGTGACTGCCAGGGAACTTACCAGAACATCGGTCAAAGTTCCACCCTGATTGTACTGTGTGGTACGAAGCTCGCCCTTGCCCTCGTAGATAAAGTCGCGAACTTCTTTGAGCATTTTTTGCCAGTCGTTGCGCACTGTCTGCGTGGCCGATACCGTCAAACCTGTGCTGCCAGATCCTGTGCCCAGTCGCATTCTTACTGTGATGGTGATGCTGGTCAGAGTAGTGCGATCTGGAATAAACTTGAAGGCCTGATAATAACCATCGGGCAAGGCATTGCGTATTTCGTCTCGGCTTTTCTTTACGGTGATGTATTCTGCCGAGACTTCATAGTTGCCACGAAATTCACTGTCGTCAGTATCCTTGTTGGTGTAGTTGCGTTTGAAATCAAATTCTGAATTACGCACAAACCACTGATTTCTTTGAAACACGCCCTGGTGTTGTCCCCCAAAGGTTATGCTGGCATTGGCGGATGCGGTTGACCCAGTGACCCAGATGGCCTGACTGCTGGTCCAGCTGCGATAGGTAGTGGTGTTGTAGCTCACGGTAAATGAACTTACCGTGACCGCTGTGCTGGTTAATGGTACATAGACTGGGCCGTCCATGCCTATGCTATCAAGTTTTAGTATTTGCACCTTCTGTGCAAAGTCCGTGTAGTGATACACTGTGTCCAGATCACTGTTTTCCAAGCCCAGACCAAAAATCCAATCCAGCGAACCCGTGGCTGGAATGTCTAGTTTATAGTTTGAATCGCTGCTGGTTGCCATGTTATGTCAGAGCCGCTATGTCCATGAGACCATCCAGGACCTTGGTGTTGTTCATGCAGGTTACAACCTTGTCGGGTGCGTTGGCTGCACGATTGCCATCGGGATTGAAGCTCAGGTAGATCCAGGGATGCTGATCGCCCGTGGTCTTGTAGTTCAAGATCATCTGATCATAGGCCACGTTGTTCTTGATCCAGGTGGCATAGTTATAATAGTCCGTGGTGTTGGCACCAAAGAACTGCAGGTTAACTGCCTGTCCCTTGGAGAATGGATTGTCTTCCTGACCCTGCACAAATCCAGTCATGACCTGCATGTGTGGATATTTTTCCTTGACTGGATCCAGTACATTGATGCCCAGATCCTTGAGGTTGCCGGCTATGTCGGCCTTGTTCATGCCCAGCTGTGCCACTAGTTTGTTCTGCAGGCTAGGCTCGCCCACAAGACTGGTGAGGTTGCCCAGACTAAAGTACTTGCTGACCTTGAGCGCGGGCGGGAAGTCGGTAAAACCCACAAACTCGTTGTAGGTAGGCTTGGCTTGAACCAGACTGTTGACGGGTGTCAGATCAAAACTTACGCCATTCTCTGTTTTGCCGGTTAGCTGGTTCAGGACATTGCCCACGCTGGCGTTGCTGCCCAAAACTCCGCTGAGCACGCTGTTCAGACTCTTGCCTCCGGACAATGCACTGGTAATCTGTCCTGTCAACTGACTGGGGTTGATGCCCTTGCCGCCGGCAATGCTGCCCACCAGCCCGCCCAGCGTTGACCCCAGCGATCCGCCCAGACTGGCCGTGGCCTTGTTGACCAGGTTGTTGCCCAGATTGATCTCCGACGTGCTGAAGGTTCCATTGGCCAGTCCAGACTTGATGAAGTCGGTGCCGCCCAGCAGACTCTGTGGACTAAAGCTGGCTATGTTGGCTGGATTGAAACTGGGCAGGTTAAGTTTGCCGATGTTCAGTCCTTCCAGGCTCGTGGCATTCAGTACATTTTCCAGACCCAGCTGGTTGCCTATGTTGTTGAGATTGCTGATGTTGGCTAGATCCTTGATGCCCACCAGGCTGGTCAAGTTCTTGACATCAACTCCGGCTATGTCGCCCAGCTTGCTGATGTTGAGGCCATCAAAACTGCTGAGACTCAGTCCCTTGAGACTGTCGCCTAGCTCGCCCTGAAGTGCCGCAGTTAAACTGGCTCCACTGAGACTACCTAGCTTGTCCAGACCCGGAATGTCCAGACCAGCAGCACCGGCCAGTTTACCAATGCTGCCTATGTCTAGCTTGGTCAGACTTGAAATATCGGCCATGTTTATGCTGCCAAGATTGACGCCGGCCAGATCGCCCAGACTGCCAATGTCCAGACCAGTTAACTCGCCCAGTTGTCCTAGGTCAAAGCCAGCCACATCGCTGAGTGCACCAATGTCCAGTCCTGCTAGATCACCGAGCTCGGTAAGATCTGCTATGCCCGCCAGATCGGCCAGACCGGTAAGTCCAGATAGTCCTTCGACAGCACCACCCAGAGCTCCTTCTAGGATGCCACCGCCCAGGGCGCCAGCAATACCACCCAGCATGCCGCCGCCGTTGAGGCTAATATTACCGGCATCCAGGCTCATGGTGCCAGCATTGATCTTCATGCTGGCACCGGCACTAAACTTGGCACTGGCACCTGCGCTCATGTTCAGGCTCTTGCCTGCAGAAATAGTGACATCCTGCTGGGCGCTGAGTTTGAGATTCTTGGCACTGATGCTGGCATCGTCTTTGACCGTGATGTTGGCCTTGCCGCTGACGTTCACCGTGGCATCGCTCTTGATGTTCACCGTGGTTTTACCGGCAATTTCAACATTGGCGGTATCCTTGACCAGCAGACTCCAGGCGCCAGCCACGGTTACGTCGCAGGCTCCCTGTATGAATACGTGATTGTCCTTGACTATGATTTCATAGTTTTCACCAACTACTTTGTGGCGTCGCGTACCCGTGGCATCGATCTCTTCGTAGGTTCCAGCCTTGTGATGCCAGTTCATGCGTTCGGCACCCGGTGTAGAGTCCATTTCTACTACATGGCCTCCCTCGGTTTCTGTGACCTGATTGTAGGGATACTTGGCATTGTAGGCCGGCGCTGGTTCGTTCCAGGGCTTGCCGCCATTGGCAACCGGAACATTTTCCGTGGCATTCTTTTTTCTGGACTCAACAATGGTGCCCTTGAGGTCTGAATCAGCATCCGCTGGTCCGCGTGCTAGCTTGTTGGTGTCGGCCTGCCCTGCATAGTCGCAGTCAGGATACTCGCCATTGGGATCGGCAAACGGTTCACTGTGGCCCATGCTTGGATCATTCAATCTACCACCGCCATTGCCAGAACCAGCCACGGTATTCACGCCCGGCGGCGGGGCTGCTTGGACGTCGCCAGTGCCACCAAAGGGCTTGGAGCCCAGAGCATAGTAGCTGGCACCCGTGGTACCGTTGGCATCCTTGCCGACTACGCCGTTTTTAAGATCGCGTGCGCCACCTGCGCCCAGCAGATGACTGGTGGTTAAATACCCAGCCACCTCGGCCTTGCTGCTCTGAGCATTCAACACGCCAATTCTGCCCAGAGTCTTGTAGTTACTCTTGAGCAGTTCGTTCATGGCCAGATCTTGACAACCATTTTTATTGGCCTTCCAGTCTGCCATGCTGTTGCAGCCATATTTACCGCTCCAGACATCGCCGTTGAGATCAGAGTTTTTCTTGGTGCCAGCCACCATGCCCACGGTCTGCAGAGCAGCTGCACCAAACTGATATTTGCCCACAAAACCAATCTGATTGACAATGGCGTAGTTGCCGCCGCTTTCACGCTGACCAATGATTTCGCGCAGCTTGGCCACGTCGGCATCGTCCAGTGCACCAATGGTGCCAGAACTAGGATTGGTGGTGGGTGGATTGTTGATGTTTTTACCAGTCTCATCCTTGACGGGATTGCCGTTGGAATCAACCTTGTTGTTGGGATCGGAGTTCTGAGTATTCTTCTTCTGTGGCGCACATTTTTTTATTTCTTCGGGGCTGGCTGCAAAGGTGCCCATGAACATGGGCTGCTGACAATCCTTGCCGTCTACAAAGAAACCCATGACCCAGGTACCAGGCACAGGGCCCAGCGGAGTCTGTCCTACGCCGCTGACCGCGGCACTGGTAATGGGCTGCAGTGGCACTGCCCAGGGCAGATCGTCGGTGGGTAAAACCTCTTTGTTGTCGATGTGATAGCCTAGAATACGTACGCGGCAACGTCCTAGTTTTGATGGATCGTCGCGATCCTCCACCACGCCAATCCACCAGAAGAAACCATCGGCTCCAAATATATTTGGTGTCATTTATTATGCATCCTTTCGAAAGCTGTCCTTGACAATTTCCATAATCATCATGTGCTTTATAAGTGTTACTTTGTGTCGTATTGCAGTGACCAGATATCGTCCTGAATAGTATTCGTCTCCGCCATCCTTGGATTTATCGGTTTCATCTCTGGGACGATTGTCGGGATAGACAAAATTGATGATGGTGCCAACCTCGATGTCGGTGCGACCTGGAACCGTAATTACTATCTTAAAATTGCTCAGCTCCTGTATAGTGCTGCGACGCTGCGGCAATACTTTTTCAACCACGTCGTTGGCATTGAGTTTAACACCTGTGTACAGCTCTGTATGTTTAGGGTAAAAGCTGATATGACCTGCCGTGGCTCTCAGAGTATCGTCTCTGAAGGGCGCGCCCTTTTCCAGGTGATTATACTGACTGTAGCTGGCTACATGATCATAGTCAAAGATTTCAAAAGTCTTGGACTGGATATCAAAGGTAATTAACCGATTGGCATAGTAACCATTTTGATTGTTCTTGAAGGCATTGAAGGTTTCAATGATCTCAAAATCTTCGACCTTTTGATATTCAGCGTTGATGTCCTTGACATAGGCTTCGCCAGCTGGGTCCGCTGTCAGGTTGTTGGCCATGTACTTGTAATCAGTAAAAGTTGGGTCGCTTTTAATTTTCTGGTCCATGTTGGCAAAGTAGTAGTCCTTGTTGCTTTCATAGAGAAGAAAGTTTGGTGCGCCGCCATTGGCATCTATGGCATGCGTGGCCAGCCAGTTTATGCAGTGCATGGGGCTCCAGCCTGGGCTGGTAAAGGTAATTTCATTGGAGGCCTCGCCTATGATGTTCAGCGGAGTATTGCCTGTGGAAACTGCTTCATCCCAGATCTGCTGCACAAGATCCGTGACCTTGCCACGATAGGTTCCATACACGGGGCTCAGCAGATCAATGAACAATTCTGGACTGCAAAAATGCAGCACAAACGTCTGTGTATTGGTGTCCTTGATCATGCGTCGATCTGTGAGACTATACACCTTGAAGGTACGTGTAATCGACACACCGGTGCCTGGAGTTTCAATTTTAACTGCCAGATATTCGTCGCCGACAATGGGCAGTATGCTGGCTATGTTGGCAGCGTCAACAATCAGTATGTTGCCGTAGAGACCATTTTTGAAAAGATCTTCAAATATATTGACTTCACCGATGAATTGTCGGATATCAGTTTCCACACCACCCAGTACCGTGGATATGCTGACTTCAAGTTTTACATCACCGGCGGTCTGTATGCCTTGTTCGTTGGTTGCTGCCATGTTTAGTTACCTGCCTGTATGGCTTTTGTAAAATTTGTTACAAAAGCATTCAAATACTGAGGTTTAATTACACTGATTCTGCGCTTGGCTTCGTTTTTAATAATTTCATATTCATAGTTATTTACTGCAGTCTTGGTCAAGACATAGCTGCTATGCACTACATCGCCCGCGGCATTTTCATAGTGATGTGTGGCATAGATGTTGGCCAGGCCGTATTTGTCTTCTACATATCGTTTTAATATGACTTCATCCAAGGGCCAGTCCCAGCGTGGATCAATTATTTCATTGGCAATCAGTATGACCCAGTGAAAATTAGAATCTCCATAGAGCTTGTCGGCCAGTATTTCTGGTGTCTCGCCTTGATGAACATCATACTCGTCGTAGGCCAGACTACTTTGAATGTTGATTCGGTCAGCCTTGACTCGACGAAAGAAATCGGTCATCAGGAATGTAGTTAGCCCACCATCCAGACTATAACGTATTAAAGGAAATTTTTCAAAGTACATGTTAGTATCCTATGTTGACGCGTTCTTTGGTCAGCACTTCTTTTTCTACAAAGCTCAGACTCATGTTGATTTCTGTGGGACTGCCGTCGGCAAAACTGCTGAACTGCTGTGAACCACCATAGTCTACCTTCATGTCTTCCAGCACACAGGTTGAAATCTTGTTGATGTAGGGATTTTCCTTGCCCTTGTAGTAGTAGACAATGTCAAAGTCGCTGGGATAGATGTAGAACAAACCATCGGCTGCCAGCTCGGGATGCATGTGGAAACGAAACATTCTAAGAATTTTCTGCACTGCATCTCGTTCCGCGGTACTGCGTGGCAAAAACTTGTAGTCAAATCTAAAGGTACGAGTCTGCACATTCTGAAATATCTGTTCACGAAATGGATTCTGTGCCATGCCAGTGCCAAAGCTGGCCAGAGCATTTACATCGATGTTGCCGCCCATGGCATTGACAATACCCGAGGGAATCTGTGCTACATTCTGCAGCATGCCACGAACTGCACCCGCGGCAAAATCCATGCGTGTACTGTCCACGGCACTGGTACCGCCGGCCAGCAGAGCTCCCAGCATGCCCAGATCCTTGCCCTCGTAGGTGGCATGATAGCTTACACTGGGTCTTTCATTGATGGCCAGCATGATGCTGCTGTCAATTCTGTGCGTGGTGTCTGGAGTAAACAGGGCATTGGCCGCGGCATTGGCTGCGGTTCCTCCAATAATACCACCCGTCAGTGCGCCAGCACCCAGTCCAATAAGCGCTGCTTTGCCGCTCACGGTTTTGCCAGAGTTGGCCAGCACCTTGGCTGCAACATTGGCTCCATACGCGGCTCCACCCAGTGTGCCAGCTATGGTGGCTACTGTGTTGGCATTGTTTTGAAAGGTGGTGGCATTGCCGCGATTCTGGCCAGCTGCACTGACTTCTACTGTCTTGTAGTCTTTCTTGTACTTGCTCTTGCCACGTATGTTGATGAAGAATACAGCATAGTGTGGATATTCAGCACCGCCGGCATTCAAGGGATAGGTCAGACCCCCGACATTATATTTGAGATTACCCTCGGCCTGATTGTTTTGATCCAGCAGAGCCGTGCCTCCGGTTCTCCCAAACTCCTTGGGCTTGAGAGCTTCATTGCTAATTGGTTTGGTGGCCATAAATAGTCGATCCTAGAAAAGGTTTACCGTTTATTTATCATGTATTCAACTAAAACTTACAAGGGCCGATACACGGTCGATAATCCCAGCAAATACGCTGGCGACCCAACACGTGTGATATATCGCAGTCTATGGGAACTCAAGTTCATGAAATGGTGCGATACCAACGATTCAGTGCTGGAATGGGGCAGTGAAGAATACATTATACCCTATTTATCACCAGTGGATAAAAGAATTCACAGATACTTTGTGGACTTCTATGTCAAGATACGTGACAAGACCGGTAAAACTCAGAAGTATCTCATAGAGATCAAGCCCAGCAAGTTTACACGGCCGCCCACCAAACCCGACCGAGTCACCAAACGCTATGTCGAGGAAGTCATGACCTGGGGTGTTAACCAGAGCAAGTGGAAAAATGCCACGGAGTTCTGCGAAGACCGAGGCTGGAAATTCCAGATTATCACGGAAACCGAACTAGGACTTGATAAATAATATCATGGCCACCTATAATCCATTCAAAGACCTCAGCATCAAAGCCGGCGATCAGTCACGCAGTCAGGCCTGGTATCAGAGCCAGATCAAGAATCTACGTGGCATGCGCACCGGCGTTACCAGCATGTTGAGCAATCAGGGCAAGCAACTATCGGCTCGCGTCACGCCCGGCGGGCTGTATCTGTTTCAATACGATGCCAAGCACAAGGACACCCTGCCCTACTGGGATGCACTGCCTCTGGTGTTTCCATTTCGCAAAGTTCAAGACGGATTCTACGCATTGAACCTACACTATCTGCCCTATGGTCTGAGATTCAAACTCATGGGCGCACTCATTGAAGTTACTCATGACAACCCAGATCCTAGACTCAGACAAGAAATAAGCTGGAGCATACTCAATGCCAGCTCCAAGTTTACCGGTGTGCAGGCCTGCGTCAAACACTATCTCAATGCTCATGTGCAGAGTAGATTTTTGAACATTCCGCAGGATCAGTGGCTCAGTGCCAGCATGATGCCCATAGAACAATTCCACGGCGCCAGCAAAGACAGCGTCTGGAAACAATCCAGGAAACTAATCTAATGTCAACATTTACACTAGAAAATTTCAGAGCCGAGGTGCTGGCCCGTGGTATGGCCAAGCCTAACCGCTTTGAAGTTGTAGTGATTGCACCCAAGTGTGTAAACAAAACCAGCAATGTACGTCTGGTCAGCATGATGGCAGAAAACTGTCAGTTGCCCATGTCACGCATCAACACCAGCCAGCAACGCATCTTTGGTCCGCCAACTCAGCACCCACACTTTGCCGAATACGGCGGCGAGAGCATGAGCGTGCAGTTCTATCTAGATCGCGAAATGACAGTCAAGACATTTTTTGACGACTGGATCAATGGAGTGGTGGACCCGGTGGCCAACACAGCCTACTATCAGGACAACTATTTAAGCACCGGTATGACTATTGCTCAGCTTGACGAACAAGATCAGAACATGTACAAGGTAAAGTTTATTGATCTCTATCCTATTGCAGTCAACCCTGTGCAGCTGGATCACAACCAGGGCAACACAGTAAGCCGACTCAATGTAACCTTTACCTATCGACGCTGGCAGAATGCAGCCATTACTGATGCTGCACCTCAGCCAGTGAGAACTCTGTCAAAACCCAATGCACCGCCTGTGGCTACGCCCGGACCCAAACGAGTCAACTACACGGGCCAGGAAGTAGAAACTGCCAATGACTATGGTCAAAGTTTTGGCGTTGGCCAATTAAGTGGATAAAATTATTAACCAGGAGAATTAAACTATGTCTTTACCAGTATTTGATACACCGATTCACACCGTGAATTTACCCAGCAACGGCGAAGCCATAAAGTTTCGTCCGTTTTTGGTCAAGGAACAAAAACAACTGCTCATGGCTGCATCGGGAAGTTCCGAGCAGCAGATTGAAGCCATTGAAGGCGTAATCTCGGCCTGCACTCTGGGCAAGATTGATGCCAGAAAACTGGCCAGCTTTGATGTTGAATATCTGTTCATGCAGATTCGCGCACACAGTGTGGGCGAAAAGGTTGATCTGACTCTGACCTGTCCATGCGGCGCCAAGAGCAACGCCACACTGGACATTACCTCTGTGGCAGTAAACAAACCCGCAGAACACAGCAACACCATTGAGCTGGACCAGGATCTGCTGGTCAAGATGCGCTATCCCAGAATGCGTGAAGTCGAAGACATGCTGCAGCAACGCGATGTAGATGCCATTATTCGACTAATCTCTACCAGCATTGACAGCATCTGGAAGGGCGACGAACAATACAGTGCCGCTGACTACAGTGTGGCTGAACTTGTTGAGTTTGTTGAAAGCCTGCCACCAGCTAGCCTGGACAAGATCGAACAATTCTTTGCCACCATGCCGGTGTTGAAGCATGACCTAGACTGGGACTGCAAGGAATGCAGTCTACACAACACAGTAACACTGGAGGGCATGCAAAGTTTTTTCGGATAATCCTTTCCCACGAAAGCCTGTTTAATTATTATCAAACCAATTTCAATTTAATGCAGTATCACAAATATAGCCTCACTGAATTGGAATCCATGATGCCCTGGGAAAGGGAAATCTACATAGCTCTGCTGGTCAATCACTTAGAAGAAGAAAATAAAAGACTACAACAGAAAGGCTAACATGACGCAGACCATGAAAAAAGAAGACTGGATGAACAACAAGTGGCGCCCCATGATGGGCTGGATGTACATGTTTGTCTGTTTCTTTGATTTTGTTCTGGCGCCAGTGGCCTGGAGTCTGCTGCAGGCTCTGACACATGGCAATGTTTCATCGCAATGGCAACCTCTGACACTGCAGGGCGCAGGACTGTTTCACTTAGCCATGGGTGCTGTACTGGGCATTGCAGCCTATGGTAGAACGCAGGAGAAGCTGGGCGGCGCAACTACTCCAGGCTACATGCCCCAGCCTGGTCTGACACCGCAGGCCACTTTTGCTCCTCAGGCCGCGCCCGTGCCCAGACCAACCTTTACACCCGCGCCCAGACCAGCTGTAGCCGCGGATGGACTGCCCGATCCAATTCCCAATCCTAGACATCGAGACGATTAAACATGGCAACTGCTAAAAAATCACAACCACTGACGCTGGAAGAACTCCTGGACGCTCAGTATCAGATGCTGAAGCGTTCGGATCTGGACGACAAACAACGAGCCCAGGCTCATGAAGTTATTCAGCGTCTGGAGCAGATTCGCGACAATCTGGGAGTCAGTGCACAGCAACAGATTAAACAAGATGTCATCAATCAGGAGACCCTGGAGGACATCAGAGACCAAGCCAAGGAAACCACCAAGGCAGTCAAACAGCTCATTGATGTTACTAAAAATGCCGATGGTTCTGCACCCAAACCAGACCGCAAACCCCTGCTGCAGATCGTTGGAGGCGCCGAACAACAGCCTCAGCAGGATCAGGAACAGGGTACAGAAGCTTCAAGACGCACCGAACGCATGCCCACGGAGACACAGGAGCGTGTCAAGAAGATTGGCGAAACCATACTGCTAAAAAGCACCATGGAGCGTGGAGTAGTTCGAGGCGAAAATTTATCTACTCGTGGCAATGAAGATATCGACAAACTCAATGCCGAAACCAAGGGCCGAGAAAGCAAACTGGCCGGCATCTGGGATGCTCTGGATGCCCTGGTTGGTAAAGCCAGTGTACTTAAAGCAGGATATCGTCAAGACGACTCAGGTCGTGGCAGCAAGATACGTGGACCCGATGGTCGCTATGCCAAGATTGAAGATTCTAAAATGGGTCGGCTGGCCGGCGCAGGCACTCTGCTGGCCGACATGGCCGGCAACCGAGCTCTGGACTATGTTGACAAACACAGAGATCCACGCTGGGCTGCGGGCATTGCTAAATTCAACGATCCGGGTGAAAACAAAGGGCTTGCCAATCGAGCCTATGAAGGACTCAAAGCCTTCACCACCTTTGCACCAGCCAAGACAGAGCCCAAGATCAAGTTGACCAGCGATGCCACGGCTGCCAGAATGTCACGCGCGGCCAGTGCATCACCGCTGGGAAACATAGCTGCCAATGTCATCAACATCAGAGCTGGCAAGGTCAATCTTACAGGAACCGCTCCGCCAGCAACAGCACCAGGCACACCCTTGTATGGAAGCTCGGGCGACAGAGCCACACCCAAGGATGCAGCAGGAGCCGCGGGTGCTGCTACTGCAGAGGCCAAGAAAGAGCCAGGACTGTTGGACACACTGATGGATCTCCTGCCAGATTTTCTTGGCGGCGGTAAGGGCAAACCCGGCATACCTGGCGCGGCCACGGGTGGAGTATTAAGCAAGGCCGGCAACTTCATCAAAGGGGCTGCCAGCTATGCGGTTCCAGCAGCCATCATGTATGGAGCTGGACGCGCAGTTGATTATGGCGCAGGTGCTCTGGGTGTTGGCAAGGATGAAAAAGGCAACGATCTACAGATTGATCAAAAGGCCGACGATGCCAACTGGAAACGCATGAACTGGTGGCAAACCGGAGTGTCAAG